GAAACTGGTAACGAATATGCTAGTTTAGTATCAGATGGTGCGTCAGGTGACGTAACAGATTTTATTGATACAGGTTCATACATATTTAACGCATTGTTAGGTGGTAGTATTCATAGAGGTCTACCAGCAAACAAGATAACTGCTATTGCAGGTGAAAGTGCAACAGGTAAAACTTTCTTTGTATTAGGTATGTGTAAAAACTTTTTAGATCAAAACCCAGATGGTGGTGTAATATTTTTTGAAAGTGAGTCTGCTGTTACCAAAGATATCATTGAAGAAAGAGATATAGATAGTAGTCGTATGGTTATCATGCCAGTTACTACTGTTCAAGAGTTTAGACATCAAGCATTACAAGTATTAGATAAGTATATCGCTCAAGATCCTGCAGATAGAAAACCATTGTTACTTGTATTAGATAGTCTTGGTATGTTATCTACAACCAAAGAGATTGAAGATACACAGGCAGGTAAAGAAACTAAAGATATGACAAGGGCACAAATAGTCAAGGCTGCCTTTAGAGTATTAACACTAAAACTAGGCAAGGCAAAAGTTCCCCTAGTGATCACTAACCATACTTATGATGTTGTTGGTAGTATGTTCCCTCAAAAAGAAATGGGCGGTGGTTCTGGTCTCAAATATGCGGCTAGTTCTATCGTCTACCTTTCTAAAAGAAAAGAAAAAGATGGCACAGAAATAATAGGTAATATCATACATTGTAAAAACTATAAGTCAAGATTAACAAAAGAAAATAAAGTTGTAGATGTTCGTTTAACTTATGATAAAGGTTTAGATAGACACTACGGTTTATTAGATTTAGCATTGAAACATAATATTTTCAAACAAGTATCAACAAGAATAGAATTGCCTGATGGTAGTAAGTCATTCGGTAAAACTATAAACAATGAACCTGAAAAATATTTTACACAAGATATTTTACAGAAACTTGATGACGCTGCTAAGAAAGAATTTAAGTATGGCGAAGAACAAATATCCGAAACCACATCAGACGACCAGTCCTAAACATAATGAAGATTATGTCTTTGTAGAAAAACAAGGTGAAGATTTTACAGGCATAAAACTTATTAGTGGACCATTTGCTGATATTGTTTACAAATATGGTAAAGTTGGTTTTGCACCAGAGTCAGAAAAAGTAGGTGAGATGTTACCTATGAAGTTTGATTATACTGTGATTGAAAATAGAATTGACGCTGATACAGATAGTCAAGAATTTATTGATCACATAGGTGATATATTAGTTGTATTAATAGATGATCATTTAAAGGAGAAAAAGGAACTTGATGGAACGAATTGAACGAACAGCGCTTAGAAACTTAATACACAATGAAGAATATAGTAGAAAGGTTTTGCCTTTCATCAAAGAAGATTATTTTTCTGATAGATTAGAAAAATTATTATTCAAAGAGATATATAAATTCATTACAAAGTTCAACGCTCTACCTACAAAAGAAGCTCTATCAATTGAGATTAACGATAGCAAAGATATCAACGAAGATGAATATAAAAAAATTACAGATATCATCGCCACATTAAATCCTGAAAAGATAAACCTAGAATGGTTAGTTGAAACAACAGAAAAGTTTTGTAAAGATCGTGCCATACACAATGCGATATTATCTGGCATACAAATCATAGATGGCAAAGATAAGAAACATACTCCAGAATATTTACCTGATTTATTATCTGACGCTTTGTCTGTATCTTTTGATCAGAAAGTTGGGCATGATTATTTACTAGAAACAAAAGAAAGATTTGATTTCTATAAAAAGAAAGAAGAAAGATTAGAGTTAGACCTAGATTATTTTAATAAAATTACCAGAGGCGGTATACCAAGTAAGACTTTGAATATTTGTCTTGCAGGTACTGGTGTTGGTAAAACTATGTTCATGACTCACCTTGCTTCATCTATACTATTACAGAATAAAAATGTTTTGTATATTACTATGGAGATGGCTGAAGAACGTATCGCTGAAAGAATAGACGCTAACTTACTGAACGTAGGCATGAGTGATCTTGAAGAACTGCCATATCAAATGTATGAAACAAAGATTAATAAATTACAAAGTAAAACTACTGGCACTTTAATTATCAAAGAATATCCTACTGCTTCTGCTCATACAGGTCATTTTAAAAATCTCATGAGTGAACTCGCATTGAAGAAGTCATTTAAACCTGACATCTTGTTTGTTGACTATTTAAATATTTGTGCAAGTGCTAGATTTAAACCTGGTGCAAATGTAAATAGTTATACTTACATCAAGGCAATCGCTGAAGAATTAAGAGGCCTTGCAGTTGAATATGATATACCTATTTTTTCTGCCACACAAACGACTCGTGGCGGTTATATAAGTAGTGATGTAGGTCTTGAAGATACCTCAGAAAGTTTTGGTTTACCTGCAACAGCAGACTTCATGTTTGCCTTGATATCAAGTGAAGAACTTGAAGAAAAAAATCAGATTATGGTCAAACAGTTAAAGAACCGATATAACGATCCCACACTAAACAGAAAATTTATTGTCGGCGTTGATAGATCGAAGATGAGATTATATGATGTAGAACAATCAGCACAATCAGATTTAGTTGATAGTGGCCAAGAAAGTTTTACAGACAAAGACTTAGACAATAAATTTAAACAACTAGGAAAGTTTTCGGACTTTAAAATATAGAAAGGAGTATATGACACAAGGTAAACTAAAATGGTTTGATCCTAAGAAGGGTTATGGTTTTATAAAACCTGATGATGGCGATAAGGATGCTTTCTTACACATATCAGCGTTAGAAAAAGCAAACATAACACAATTAGAAGAAGGTCAAATTATTAAATACGAACTCGCTGAACACCGTGGTAAGATGTCAGCAACAAACATTGAAATAGTAAAGGAGTAAAAATGGCTATAACTATAAATGGCAAACAATATGATGAAAATAAAATAGATCAAAATATTAAAAATTCTATTGCACAGGTTCAACTTTTACAAAGAAGAATGAACGAGTTGCAAATGGACTTTGATAATGCTAAAGTTTTATTACAACATCATCAAAAAAATATACAAGACAATCTACCTGCTTCAGCAGAGATAGAAGAACCAAAAGAAGAAACAAAAGCAAACTAAATGCCTAAAAAGAAAAAGACTTCAAAAATGAGTTACGAAACCGTAATGAGTAAACGTAAAGGTAAAGTGCGATGGTTGGTCGTAGAAAGGCCAACAGGTAGTATTATAGCTGAAGAAGTCTTTGAAGATAAGGCAAAACAAGTTGCTGCTTTTCAAAACAAACATAAACAATGGGAGGCACAAGGCGGTGTTGTTCAACACTTAACCTTTGGTAAAATATAATGACTAAAATAGTTGATATGGGTAGAGTAAACGAAGGTGACGATACAGCCTTAGATGGCACAGGTGTTGTTAAAGAAGATAGACCTACCACAGTTGAAGCAAAAGAATTACCTGATGGCACCATGATGGAGATAACACAACCAGGAACAAATAAAAAGTTTACATATCCTGCTATGGCATTAGCAGGTGGTGATTATCATAAAATCATACAAGCGTCTGATGGTATATTTTCAGACGAAGATATCAAAAGATATTATGATACTGTTATGAAGATGGACTGGCAAGATGGTTGGTATTCATCTGAGAAAATGAAGAAAGAAGCAAAGACACCAGGTTATAAACATATACATTTAGGTGGTAGTGATACCAAAGAAACAGACTATGAGATAGAACAAGATTGGGTTAAAGAAATATGGGATAAAGTAGATCCAGAAAATGTCAAATTGCTTAGACACTACCTCAATGGTCATCATGCAAATCAATCAGGCGGTATACATCTTGATGGTTGGACTGGTGATCAATACACAGTTATTGTTTATCTGACACCTGACTGGACACCAGATGATGGTGGTTCAATCGAGTTCTGGACACCTAATCTCACAGACGAAATGAGAGCGATGGCAGTAAATACGCCATATGGTTTCTCAGGTAGTCCTGAAATGAATATAGTTAAATCATACTGGCCTAAAGCAGGTCGTGTTGTAGTCTTTGACGCAAGAATACCTCATGTTGCGAGAGCAGTAGAGGGCGATAAATTTAGAGTTTCATTAGTATTTAAGTGTAGAAAAGTCAACTATTAACGCTTGACAAAACGGTCATGTTGCTATATAAATAGCAATATGGCATACACATTTTTTCCTAGATCAAAGGCAGAAATAATTAAAAAGACATCTAAGTCAGCTGAAAAGGCTGCTGAGATTGTAAGCCTTTTTGATTTTTTAAAAAAGAAATATAAACAAGTTGATACACCTATTAATATAGATGAAGCAAAATTAAGCCTTGTAAATGTAAGTAGAGAACTTCAAGGTCTAGTAGAAATAAAAGATATAGCAAAAGCTGCTGAATTAAAAAGTGTAAAAATAAAGTTTGGTGCTGGTTCTGCTGGTAATCGTGGCGTTAAGAATAGAGGTAATCTATTTGAAAATGCTTTTGCAAATGGCATAAGAAGTTTATGGGATGAGCAGAAACCTTCAAAAGATCAATCTATTGCAAAAGGTGTAGAAGAATTAGCAAAGATACATAAGTTTAGTAAACTTAAAAATTTAGTTGTAAAAGAAGTAGGTGCTCTAAACACAAAAAGACCACTACAATTCAGACCAGGACCATTCATATCATCACCTACAGGATCTTTAGACATAGGTCCTGCTGTTACAGACCTCACATTACACGAAGCAAAAACTATTGATAAGGCCACAACATCAAACGTTGTTGCTTATTTAAGTTTAAAATTAGGTG